AGAAATTGCAGCACAAGTAGCAGCTCAAGCACTTGCACAACAGGCAGAGGCAGCAAGAATTCAAGCAGAAACAGCAGCATTGATTGCACAACAAGCAGCAGCAGCTCAGGCAGAAGCAAATAGAATTGCTGCAGAAGAAGCAGCCAGAGAAGCAGCAAGGATTAAAGCAGAGGCAGAAGCAAAAGCAGAGGCTGATCGTATAGAAGCTGAGATAGAAGCAGCAAGAATTCAAGCAGAGATAGAAGCTCAAGAAGAAGCAGATCGTATTGCAGCAGAGGTTAAAGCAGCAGAAGAAAAAGCAGAAGCAGAGGCTAAGGCTGAGGCTGAACGCATAGAAGCAGAGCGTATAGCGGAAGAAGAAAGAGCCATTGCAGAAGCAGAGGCAGAGGCTGAGCGTATAGCTGCAGAAGAAGAAGCAATTGCAGAAGAAATAAGACAAGCAGAAGAAGATGCAAAAGCAGAAGCGGATGCTATAGAGGCTGAGAAAAAGGCTAAAGAGTTAGAAGAAGAAAAAGCTGCAGCAGAAGAAGCAATTGCAGAAGAAGAGGAATTAAAAGAAATACTTGAAGATGCTAAAGATGGTAAAGAGTTAACTGAAGAACAAAAAGAGGTTGTGGTTGAAGCACTACTAGAAGACCTTAAGCCTGGAGAAGCTGTCACAGCAGCTGCAGTCGCTGCATCTGGAGTTTCTTATGCAGATCTTCCACCAGAAACGCCTGTTGAAGTTCGTACAGATGAAAATGGAAATGCACTTGTTATTACTGCAGAAATTGCCGCAAATGTTGAACTGGTTCAAGATCCAGGTGCATTACTAGAAGCAGCATTTACTGATCCAGGAGCAGCTCTAGCAGCACTAGGAAGTATTGGTGCAGATATGACAGAGGAAGAAAGAGAAGAAGCAACAGACATGGTTGTAGCAACAGTGGTTGCAGCAGGAGCTGCAATTAATGCAGCAGCAGTAGCAACTGGCGGGGCAACAGGAGGCTCTACTGGTGGAGGAAGTTCTGGAGGGGGCTCAGGTAGCAACTCACCAGGTTCAAGAGGAGGAAGAAGATGGTAAGAATAATAAGGAATATAGTTAAAGATCTAATAGACCAGGCATGGACTCTCCTTGGAATGTTTATTGCCTGGGTTGTTTTAGACGGTAGCGCAAAGACTATCGTTGGCTATGGAATTATGGCTACAACTGCACTATGGATATTAACTAGCCCTGCTAGAAATAAAGAATAGTAGTATAATAACAGATATGAAAAAAATATTGTCCACCATATCAGTATTAATACTATCTGTCTCTTTGACTTCTTGCGGTATGCTAGAAAATAGATATCGTTATGAGTGTCATGATCCAGCTAACTGGTATAATAAAGAGTGTAATCCACCAATCTGCTTAGCAGATGGATTATGCAGTAAAGATATACTTGGCTTTGATCCTTTGGAGGGTGGCGTAAATGAGTAAAAAAAGATATACATCAGATGAATTAGATGCAAGACTAAAGTTTTTTCTTGGCATGACACTAGGAACAATTCTATTGTTTACAACAATGGGTATTCTTTATGCCCTTGTTTTTGTAACACAGCCAATAGGTGAGCAGTCAGAAAATGATAAGATGTTCTTTAATGTCTTGTCATCTGTGGCAACATTTATCACAGGTACTCTTGCTGGTATCTTAATTGGTAAAAATGGCGGAAGCTCAGAAGTTACACAAACTTCTCAGCCATATGAGCAACAGTCTATTCAGACATCTGGGCCTACTGTTACACAAGCAGTAGATGAGCTTGATGATCTTGATGACTTTATTGAATAAATAATCAATTCTTGACAATATATTGGGTAGATGGTATACTTTAGTATAGATATCTAAAGGGGTTTGGGCATGACTTGTATTGCTGTTTTAAAGCATGAAGATAAGATCTACATGGCTGGAGATCGTGGTGCTTCAGATGATGGAACTATTTTAGCACTTGATGCCCCCAAAGTTTGGAAGATAGGTCCATACTTAATTGGATATGCTGGATCAATGGACGGAGAAAGAATCCGCTATAACTTTAAACCAACACCTCCAAACATAAAAGATACAGATAAGTTTATGCAGACAAGGTTTATTAAAGAGCTTCGTGAATTTTATAATGAGTTCTGGGTAGATACATCTAAGGATGGAGATCTTGGTTTAATTATTTGTATTCGTGGTGAGATATACGAGCATAGTTCTGCTGATATGTCTTTATCTAAATATACCTTGCCATATTTAGCTATGGGTTCTGGAGCTGAGTATGCATATGGTGTTCTTTATGCAACAGATAAACAAAAAAATGCAAGAAACAGAGTTCTGTCTGCTGTTTCTGCAGCAATTAAATTTAGCCCATCATGCATGGGTCCAGTTGACATTGTTAGCCTTTAAGGATATACTTTACATATGAGCGATGAATTTGATGAAATTTTAAAGGAAATTCAAAACAAGGAGTCAGACTTTAATGAGTTTGATATTTGGCTTGAAAATGGAATTAGCAGAGGGTGGATAACAGAGCCATTCTGTAACACTCATGATGGAGACCAGTACATGACTGACGAAGAAATGCAGGAATGGGAAGATGGCGGAGATCCATGCCAAGTAGTGTTTAAAATAAAAGAGTCATAGTAAAAAGTTTTGGTCTGTAGCTCAGCTGGCAGAGCGGGGCACTGTTAATGCCCATGTCGCAAGTTCAAGTCTTGCCAGACCAGCATTGCGGATATTGCATAGTGGTAGTGCGTAACCTTGCCAAGGTTAATGTGCGGGTCCGATTCCCGCTATCCGCTCTATGCCCTCATCGTCTAGTGGTTAGGACATCACCCTTTCACGGTGGTAACAGGGGTTCAATTCCCCTTGGGGGTACAAATAATAATGCTAAAAGATGATATAATTAACTTATGAAACCTTTATACGAGATACCATTAAATTCTGCAGATGGTACTGCAAACCATTTAGATCAATTTAAAAATAAAGTAACTCTAGTTGTTAATACAACTGTTGGTTGTGGAAACGCTAACCAAATGGAAGTTCTACAGTGGCTACAAGAAAAGTATCAAGATCAGGGTTTTGAAATTATTGCTGTCCCAACAAATGATTACTGTGGACCAGGAGTAACTAAAGGTAAATGGTCACAAGGAATTACCTGTGGACTAGACTCAAAAACATATGGGGAAGAAGTTTACGGAACTACATTTAAATTTTCAGAAATGGTAGCATCTAACCCTAATACAAATATGAATGAACAACTAGGAAATGGCTTACCTGAAGGCGTAAATGGTTTAGGTCAAGAAATTCAGCCACCACATGAACTTTATAAAGAAATTGCAAATCAAACAATTGCACTATCACACATTAAGCACACTATAAAAGATGAAACTCCAGAAGGAGGATATCTATCTCCTTGGCTTAACTACGGTTTTTATAATGGAGCTCAAATGGGTGGAAACTACGAAAAATATTTAATTGATAGAGACGGCTACGTTGTAAAACATTTTGCCTGCACAACACTAAATTATGATATAGAAAAAACTCTTAAAGAATCAATGATAGAAGAAGGAAGACCTTTTGCTATGGGTGAAGGAAGAACCATGGAAGTCTTTAATGAAGAGTATGCTCTTATATGTAATGAAATAGAAAAAATAATTGCAGGAGCCAAATCTCCAATAAATCCTGCTTTTTCTGATAATCTAGTTTCTTCATAATCTAATTTGACATAAGTTCACATTTCTGCTATAATAGTTATGTATTGCCTACGGGGATACATTAACTTATTCGCTTGAAAGGGGAATAACATGGTAACAAAGTACGCTATGGATCTATTCAATGATCCTTTTTTTATTGGCTTCAATAGGGAGCTAACTCGCCTCAATGGTGCATATAAAACAAATTCACAATCATATCCTCCATATGATCTTCTTAAACTAGATGAAGACACATACAGAATATCACTTGCAGTTGCAGGTTTTACAAAAGAAGATATTGATGTTTCAGTAGATAATGGCACACTAATTATTAAGGGTGAGATTGTTGAAGTAACAGATGCTGAAGTTGTTCACAAGGGTATAGCAGCTCGTAAATTTGTAAGATCATTTGCACTTGGTGAATACATGGAAGTAACAGGGGCTGATTTAAAGGACGGTATGCTACATATTAATGTTGATCGCATTGTTCCTGAAGAAAAGAAGCCTAAGTCAATCAAAATCAAGTAGTATAATATAAAAGTCGGGGAAGACAGCGACTATAAAGACTGTTATGCCTCACGTAGGACCTTGGGATGGATTAGTTACCTATTCTATATACGACCTGGGCCATAGTGCTTGAATCGCCTACGTGGGGCTTTTATAATTTTAGGTGTATAATTATAAAACCATGTCAGAAAAAGAATTGGCAGTTTATAATAAACAGCAATTCAAGATGCGCCTTAAATCAATTAAGGAAGCAAGTGGATGTGTTGACTGTGGAGAATGTAATCATATAGTTTTAGATTTTGATCACATTAGGGACAAAAAATATAACATATCAAGAATGATTCATGATGGATTTTCGTGGGCAGCAATAAAAAAAGAAATAGAAAAATGTGAAGTAGTATGTGCTAACTGTCATAGGATAAGAACTCATAACCGTTTGACAGAAAAAGCTTCATGATGATATAATAGATTGTTGTACTTAACAGGAGGAAAAATGTCAGCAAAAGGTAGTCTAGAAGCAATCATTGAGGTTGCAAAGAAAGAGTTGGGAACCATTGAGGGTCCTAAAGATAATGAAACAAAGTATGGTAAATGGAGTGGCGCAAACTTTCAACCATGGTGCCAATCATTTGTATCATGGTCAGCATTTACAGCAGGACTTAACCCAAACAAATATCCAAAGACTGCTTCAACAGTAGCAGCAGCAGATTGGTTTAAGAAGAATAATCGTTGGGCAGATGCTCGCAATGATGATCCAACTCCTGGAGACTGGATCTATTTTGATTTCCCAGATGATGGGGTAAATCGTATTTCACATGTCGGTCTTTGCATTAAGAATAATGGCGACGGTACTATCCAAGTTATTGAAGGAAACACATCAGGAACTGCAAAGGGAGACCAGCGCAATGGTGGAATGTGTGTAGAGAAGACTCGTGCTTATGTAAAGAATAAGAAGGGTATCCTTAACGCTGTAGTTGGTTGGGGTCGTCCAGTTTATGCTGGAGAAGAAAATTCTCCACTACTTTCTAAGGCTGGAACTGTTTCAGAACCTGCAAAGCCTGCAGCAAAGAAAGCAACACCTGCAAAGAAAGCAGCTTTTAAACCAATTAAGGTTGGATCAAAGGGTGAATCAGTTAAGAAGGTTCAGAAGTTACTTGGACTTAAGTCTGATGGAGATTTTGGTCCAGGTACAGAGAAAGCTATAAAAGCATTTCAAACAGCTAATAAGCTAAAGTCTGACGGTATTGTAGATTCAATTACATTCAAGGCATTGAAGTCAAAATAATGGAATCAACAAAGAGAACCTTACTTAAAACATTAAGCTGGGAAACATTTCACCTAGTAGGTGTTGCTGGCATCATTGCCATCGTAACATATGCTATGACTGGAGAAGTTGAATATGAGTATGCTACATTGGGTGCTCTAGGATACATTCTATGGGAAGCCCTAGGATACTTTCTACATGAAAGAGTATGGGCTAACATTCCTCCAAAGGTAAAGGTAAAGTAATGAAATTTAAGATAATTAAATTTGTTTCTAATGCTTTGGGCTATCAGTTAGGAAAACAGTTTCCTGGCTCACCTGTATGGTTACTTAGGGAAAAGAAAAAGTAATGCCCGTATATGATTACAAATGCACACAGTGCTCATCTACTGTTGAATACAAAAGAGATTTTGGAGACAGTACTGAGCCTGTGTGTTGTAGTGAAACAATGCAAAGACAATGGCAATCGCCAGGAATTTTGTTTCAAGGCTCTGGATTTTATTCCACAGACAATAGAAAATAAATAAATTAATGCAAATAATTCAAGATAAAATTTTTGTAATAGAAGATTTTATATCTAAAGAAACTTCTAAATTTCTTGTAGAAAGTTTTTCAAAGAACCTACAAAAAACTGATCGTGATGGAATATACACCAGCGTAGGGAAAGGTGAAGGACAAGCATGCAAAATTTCTTTAGAGAATAAGATTGCAGAATATGATGGTCAAAATGATATGGCCATTGATCTTTTAACAAGTCTGTGTTCTAGCATGGAAAAAACAATGTCAAAATTATACAATAAAAAAATGATTTTAAAGTCAATTTTTTATAGTCATATGAAAGCTGGCGGAGAAAATCCACTACACTCTGATACATATAAAGAAGACTACGCAAATGACTGCTCTGGAATGCTATATTTAACCGATAATTATACTGGCGGAGATCTAAACTTTCCTACAAAAGAAATAAAATTACACCCATTGCCTGGGACTTTTGTTAGTTTTTTTGGAACAGAAGATATGCCACATGAAGTTCAAAAGGTTACTAGCGGAGATCGTGTTAACCTAATTTGTTTTTTTAATGAATCAGGAGTATAATATGAGTATGACAATTCAACAAGAAGAACAAATATGGATGTTAGATGCAACAGATAGATGCGATTCATGTGCTGCACAAGCCTATATCAAGGTAATTGGTGAGTCTGGTGAGCTTTTATTCTGCAGTCATCATTACAATAAGATCGTTGATAATCCTATTGGATATGAAAAAATGATGAAGTTTATGATAGAAATTATTGATGAGAGAAAAAGATTAGAGGAATAGTGTGTATGAGTATTATGTTCGCAAGGTAGAGAATGTTGTAGATGGAGATACCATTGACGTTCTTATTGATTTAGGGTTTGATATTTTATTTCAATCCCGTGTAAGATTAGCAGGCATTGATACCCCAGAGTCTCGCACAAAAGATCTTTCTGAGAAGGCCCTTGGCCTTGAGTCTAAAGAGTACCTTAAGAAGGCTTTAAAGGATGCAAAATCTGTTGTGATTAAAACTGAAAAGATGGATTCATCTGAGAAGTATGGTCGCATTTTGGGCTGGGTATATATTAACGGAGACACAGAATCTTTAAATGACATGATGATCAACGATGGTTATGCGTGGGGATACATGGGTGATACTAAGGTTAAAGACTTTGATGCACTTAAAAAAGCTAGAGCAAAGTCTGGTAAGTAATGCGACACATACTTTACTTTACGGCAGAGTGGTGTAACCCATGTAAGCGTACAAGGCCGATTGCTGAAGAACTTGATCGGGATAATGTTATCAAGTTTCAATTTATAGACGCTGATGATAATGGAGAACTTTGTAGAAAGTTTGAGATTAAAGCAGTACCAACCTTTGTTTTAATTGAAGATGGTAAAGAGGTTCGCAGAATGAATGGTGCTAAAACCAGGGAACAGATAGAGGAATTCATTAATGGATCCAATTGATGAAACTATTGAAGCCTTAATCTTAAGCGGGGCTATTGAGGTTGTTGGTATGGACAATAATACACATCAACCTCTATATGCATTTAATTCTTCTATTAAAGAAATAATGCCAGAGTTATACGAAGAACACCTAAATGAGGTTAATCGTGACATAATGAGATTATGGGAAAATGGATTTGTTGACATTGATTTATTAAGCTCAGACCCATTAGTTACCCTGACAGATAAGGCCTTTAGTGATGATGAGATTGAGGGTTTGTCAAGAGAACTACAGATAAGCCTGCTTGAAATTAAGAGACTGCTGACTAAGTAATCTGCTATAATCAGAAGGTAGACTTAGGAGAAAACTATGCCATATCGCATTCAAAGATCAGGTTCACAGTATGCCGTTGTAGATGACAAGGGAAAGACTGTAGGAACACACCCTACAAAAAGCAAGGCTACAGAGCAAGTAAGAGCTTTGTATGCTAATGTTGTAGAGGCAGGCAAGAATAATGCCATTCGCTATGGAAGACGTAGAAGCGGTGTAGGAGACTCCCACTCTGGTATTAATGCTGGTGGAGCGACAATCTCAGCAGCAGATAAAATTAAAGAATTATCTTCAGTCGTTAAAGAAATAATTGGAGAGATTTCTGATAATACAACACAAATTGTAAAAGCAATGCCTAACCTTAAAGAAGGTGACTTTGCTATGACTGCACACGGTGGAGATGAAGAGTTCCATATCGGTCAGGTAGTTCACGTAATGCGTGAAGGAATGCTTGGTATTCCTGGTGGAGAGTATACACTTGAAGCAACTCCAGAAAATCCTGCGGTATTGATCCAACTATTTGAACAAGATGAAGATGGACTATGGGAAGCAACAAGAACATACTCTGCATGTACAATGAGTTTGTTTATTGCTATTGATCCACTTCCAGTTGAACCAGAGATGACTGTTGAAGATGTTCCTAATATGAATGCTCAACCAGAATTGATTGATGCATATGATAATGCTATTGGTAAAAATGATTGTTGTCCAGAAGACATTGAAAAGAAAGCACCTTGCTGGGAAGGTTATGTTCAGCGTGGGATGAAGCCTGGAGAAGGCGGTAAGATGGTTCCTAACTGTGTTCCAGTTGAAAAAGCAAATGATCTTTGGGAAGATGACGATACAGTTGAGTATGATGATGAGTCAGTAACAAAGGCTGAAGGATACTCACCACCAGCAGGAGCAAGATCTGCTGCTCGTAGAGCAATTAAGTTTAAGGAAGATGGTAAGGCAACTGGTGCAGGAACTGCAGTTGGTTGGACTCGTGCAGGTCAGTTAGCAAGAGGAGAAACAATATCTCTTAGTACAGTTAAAAGAATGTATTCATACTTCTCTCGTCATGAAGTAGACAAAAAGGGCAAGGACTGGGGAAATACAGCAAACCCTTCCAACGGATATATCATGTGGCTTGCATGGGGTGGAGATGCAGGCTTCTCATGGAG